AGAATTTAACATTAGCAGCAAGTGACAACGCACTTGTAGCTGGACCATTTACGGTACAATCTGGTTCAACCTTAACCGTACCATCAGGAGCAACGTTTGTTATTGTATGAGTAAGCTAGAAACAATTACAATAGATACACCATCAGGTAGCAGTGCTTTACAAATAGGTGATGGCAATACAGCTACAATTGGTTTAGGTAAATCAGGCGATACGCTTACGGTTCCTTCTGGAGCTACACTAACTATTGCAGGCACAATTAATGCTAGCTCTGGAACTGCAACAGGTTTTGGTGGCACTCCTTTTAATGAAATAGGCGGTTGTTTTACGCATGGCAATCAAACTGGCATTTCAAGTTTTAGCTACACAAAAATTTTATTAAGCAGTACAACTTATAATAAAGGATTAACCTTTGGGTCAAACAAAATAACAATACCTAGTGGAGCGGCTGGAAAGTATAATGTTGTAGTTAAGATGGATGTTAATTTATATGGAGCTGATAAAATGCAAGCTGCAAAAGGAGCCATATATATTAATGGTAGTGGTTCAAAATATTTTGGTAATGATTTTAGAGATAATCCTGGTCGTGACGCTACTATACTTTATAGTGATGTATTAACCTTTGCTGAGAGTGATTATATAGAAATATATGCATACATTGGTCACACACAAAGTACAGGTGCTTATCAAGCAGTAAATAACACATCAATACAATTCTACAAAGTTAACGAGACGTAATATGGTATCACAAATTAAAGTAAACGAAATCATTAAGCAGTCTGGATCGTCAATCACGATTGGTGAGTCAGGTACGACTATTTCTATACCCTCTGGTGCAACTATTGCAAACAGTGGTACGGCGACTGGCTTTACAGACTCAGAAGTTTCATTTAAAATTACTCAAAACTCAAATCAAAATGTAAGCACTGCAACTACTACAGTTGTTGTTTTTGATTCAACTACAAATGGTTTTGATCAAGGTAGTAATTTTAATACAAGCAACTATAAATTTACAGCTCCTTCAGCTGGTCGTTATTTTTTTCATTCTTCAGTATTAATAGAATATGGAAATGCAGCAGGAGAATATGGTAATTTAACTTTTAAGGTAAATGGAAGTGATAGACAAGCGGCTATGCGTCAAGTTGTTGATGGTGATCCAACATTAGGAAGTAATTTACAATTATCATCTATATTAAACTTATCAGCTGATGATACTGTTGAGGTAAACATATATCATACGCAAGGTGGTACACAGGCAATAGATAGTAATGAAGATTTTACATATTTTATGGGGTTTAAATTATGACAAGTGAACTAAAAGTAGATAAGATTACACCAGCATCAGGGACCAATACACAAATTGGTGAATCAGGCGATACAACTAATCTTAGCGCTGGAACTGTAACATTACCTACAAGTATTATTACAGGGCAATCTGCTAAAACGTCTTTAGCTGATGCTGATAAGTTTTTAATATCTGATAGTGCAGCTTCTGGTGCTTTTAAATATGTTGAAAGTCAATACATAGGCGGTGGTGGATTGATTTTTATTAAAAGATTAACTGGAGATAGTAATGTTAGTTCATTAGATTTTGATAACACTATGTCGTCAACTTATGATCAATATCTTTTATCAGTGAGAACTCTTGGTTGTACGACAGATCAAGGTAATATTTATGTAAGAGTAGTTAATAGTAGTGGAAGTGTAAAAGATAACGGTGGTTATAATTGGTCAAGAATAACTATGGAGGCAGGAAACAGCACACTTTCAACAGGGCAAGGCGAGGGTGCGCAAGAGGGTTATTTAGCAACTGATATGAATAATGGTTCAGGAACTTTAATGAGTGGAACTTATACCATGATTAATAAATCAGATGAAAGCACAGCAAGAAGATTTAAATGTTTTGGTAATGTTGTTCAATATGACGGAGTGCAAAGTAGATTTGAACAAGGAACTATTGGTTTTGAATATTCTTCTGCTGAAACAATAAGAGGTTTTTATATTTATCCGCAAGGTGGCAGTTTAAACTATGTGGATGTAGCATTGTATGGAGTAAATAATAGTTAGTATGGCACACACACATAAATTAACAAGTGAGGGTTTAGTAGAACTTACTGCTGAAGAAATTGCAGAAGCTAATGCAAGAGATAAAGCATGGGAAGATGATAAACCAAATAGACAAATTAAAAAGATTAGAGAAATTAGAAATAGAAAACTTCAAGAAACTGATTATTTAGCTATGTCAGATAATACAATGTCTGATGAAATGAAAGCATTTAGAAAATCTATGAGAGATATTCCTCAAGATTATTCCGCAGATAAATATGACGAATTACTTGCAACAGATGAAAATAATAATTTAACACACAGCGTATGGAGTAAACCGTAATGGCACTAACTAGACTAGGACTGAATCAATCAATAAATTTAGCGAGCAACACTACAGGCACGCTCGCTGTAGCTAATGGTGGTACAGGATTAACATCTGGCACGGCTGATCAATTTTTAAAATTTACTGGCACTACAACTGTAGCTAGTTCAGCTTTATCAGGTGTGGGAAAAATTGGCCAAGTAATTCAATCTGTAAAAACTAGTGGTCAAACAATAAGTTCTGGAAGTTATGTTGCAGTTTCATCTTTAACAGCTAATATAACTTGTTCAGCAACATCTTCTAAAGTTTTAGTTATGATAAGTATGCCATCAATGACAATTTCTGGTGGAGACAATGAAGGTGGTAATTATAGCTTATATAGAAATGGAAGCGCTGAATATAAATTTGGTGGTAATCATGGTTACGCAAGTGATGGTTCAGCTCATGTAATGTCATGTGAGTTTACTAGAATACATGAGCCAAGTTCTACCTCACAGCAAACTTATGCTGTGTATGCAGAAAAAAATGGAAACTCAAGTATAGATGTGCCAGCAAATGGCACACAAGCAACAATTACATTAATGGAGATTTTAGCATAATGAATAACCAAGAAAAAGTTTGTTCAGCAATTAAAACTTTAAAAGCTGATGCAGAATTTACATTTGATGGAGAAATAAATAGTGAATCTGATTTTAATAAAATTAGATGGGTTATTGATGTTGATAACAGTAACGCAGATTTTCCAACAGCAGTATTAAGTGAAACTAATCCACATAGCGAACTAAATTGGACAGCCGTCAAGGCGGAGATGGATAAGCTGTAAATGACCTTTGCGGCCTCAAGTTTCGCCGAGGCAGCTTTTGCCTCACAGGGTATCTCTGGATCAGTAACGGTAGCGTTAAGTGGTCTTAGTATATCATCAAGTGTAGGTTCAACATCAATTAGTTCTGGAATAACAGTTTCAGCTCCTAGTGTGTCAATGACCACGGCTCTCGGAGCAGCGACTCCAGGAACTGTAGTAGTACCAAACGGTGTATCGGCTAGCACAGCAGTAGGGCAAGTAACACTAAACCAAACAGTAAACGTATCTGGTGTATCAGCTACATCGGCTGTTGGATCACTGGGTGTTGCTCTTGCGGTCATACCTCAAGGTCAAGAAGGAACAATAAGTCAAGGTGCAGCGACTGTACAAGCTGGAGCTACGGCAACACCTGCAGGCGTTACAGCAACCACGGCTGTAGGATCACCAAGTATTTCAACATCAGCAGTGGCACTACCGACTGGACTAAGTGCGGTAACTGCTGTAGGATCTCCAACGATTTCAGGAACTGCAACGATTATACCAACGGGTCAAACTATGCAGTCAAGAGTAGGCACAGTAGCTAAATACACTTGGCAAGAAGTAGATGATGCTGCAACAATGGTCTGGTCAGAAGCAGCGTAATGTGTTAGGATAAGATATGGCGTCAACATTTTCAACAAGGTTAAAAATAGAGCTTATTGGCTCAGGTGAACAGTCAAATAACTGGGGTAATATAACCAATAACAACTTCTCTCAGTCATTAGAACAGTCAATTGCTGGTGTATATACTAAAAATTTATCATCTGAATCTAGCCCTTATTCACTTACTAGTGGTAATGGACCGAGTGCGCAGACAGCTAACGAATCTAGACAAGCAGCAATTGTTTTTACAGGTCACGCTACAGATTTTATTATACAATTTCCCGCTGTAGAAAAATTATACTTTTTAAGAAATGCAAGCACAACTAAAACAATTACGGTTAGACTTGGTGCAAGTGGTAATACTTTTGTTATCAATCCAAATAGAAACGTTTTCTTATCTACGGATGCTACAAACTGGTTTGAAATACAAACACAAGGTAGTGATTGGCTAACAAAGACAACTACATATACAGCTTTTGCTGGAGATAAAATATTTGCAAATACAAGTGGAGGAGCTTTTACTATTACTCTTCCAGCCTCTGCTAGCACAGGCGACGAAATACGATTTGTAGATTTAGCAAATACTTTTGATACAGCTAATTTGACTATTGGAAGAAATAGCCATAAAATAGATGGACAAACATCAGACCTTACGGTTGCTACAGAGGGAGCAGCTTTTGCTCTTGTGTATTCTGGTGCAACATTTGGCTGGAAACTACTGGAGAAATAATATGCCTACATACGAATCTATTAAGTATAAATTTTCTGGTGCTGCCGTTACAGATGTCTTGAAACCAACAAACAACCTTAACGATGTATCTGCTGCAGGAACGTCAAGAACAAATTTAGGTGTTGCAATTGGTTCAGATGTTCAAGCTTTTATTTCTGCTACTGCAGGCACAAACGCCAACGGTAATAGAACTGTAAGTACAAATAATCCTACAGGTGGTAGCGACGGAGATATCTGGTTGAAAGTATCGTAAAGTGCCATGCCAATGTATGTTAAAGATGGTGGGGACTGGAGACAACTAGATACATCGGGAGATAATCCTGATCAATTATATTGTAGAGACGGCACAAGTTTTACTAACAAAACAGTTTTAAATGGATATGTAAAGACAGGCGGAGTTTGGAAAGAATTTTATAATATATTTCTTACAACTAATTTAGAAACATTTGCTACAGCGGGTACTTTTACAGATAGAGTTCCAGCCTTAGCTAATCGCATACATATACAATCCGCCGTTGGCGGAGGCTCTGGGGGCTATCGTGGAGCCGATTATGATAAAGTAGGAGGTGAATCTGCTGGACCAGGTGGAGCATCAGGTGCTTTTATATCGGACATGGTTTTTGCAGTTACTGGTGGAGAACAGCTTACTTTAGTAATAGGATCAGGTGGTGCCGCTGGAACAGGAGTTTATAATGGATCATCAGGGCCAGGCGGTGAAACAACTTTGTCTGGAGCTACTACAGGACCTATATTTACTTTGGGAGGCGGAGGGGCTGCTTCAGTATCAGGAGGAAGTGTTCAAGGTCAATTACGTACTAATAATCCTAGCACAGGTGGTACGAGGTCTGGTTTTGCCAGTGCAATATCTTCTGGCACAACTACAGATGGTCTTAATATTACCACATTTACAAGTGGTCCAAGAGGGACTTTTAATCAACAGGGAGATGGCACAGCAGGGGCTAACCCTGGTAACTGTAGCGGTGACAACTGTACTATTGGTGGTGGCGATGGAGGAGATTCTTTTGCTGGATCTAGCACCACTGGAGGAACTGGTGGACCAAATGGTAATGTAAGCGGAACTGCAGGCACACGAGGTGCAGGTGGCGGTGGCGGTGGCACGGAACCAGGATCTTCACTAGGTGGTGCGGGTGGTGCTGGTGAAATAGTTTTTAGATATTTGAGGATATAATGCCATTAACAAAATTACAATTTCAACCTGGTATTGACAAACAAAACACTGAATACGGTGCTGAAGGTCGTTGGATTGATGCAGACAACGTAAGATTTCATTATGGCTTACCACAAAAAGTAGGTGGTTGGCAGAAACTTGTAGATGATACAATCATAGGTGTTGCAAGAGATATACATGCGTGGTCAGATCTAAATGGTGTACGGTACACGGCTCTCGGAACAGATAGAAAATTTTATATTTATACAGAGGGTACTATAGCTGACGTCACACCTATAAGAAAAACAACAAGCAGTGCTTCTAATCCTTTTACTACTGACGGTACAAATAACGTAACTGTTACAGATAATGGTCATGGAGCTTCACTCGGTGATTTTGTAACCTTTGATTCTTTTTCTGCAATTGATGGGTTAGATATGAATGCAGAGTTTGAAGTTACGTCTATTACAAACTCTAATAGCTACGTTGTAACACAAACTAGTAATGCCTCTGGATCTACAAGTGGAGGTGGAGGCACAGGTAATATTAATTATCAAATTAGTGTCGGACCAGATGCCTCTGTATATGGTTATGGATGGGGTATTGGCACATGGAATACAAGCACATGGAACACTCCTAGATCAACATCCACTGTAACGCTAGACGGTAGAAACTGGAGTTTTGATAACTTTGGTGAAGATTTAATTGCTACCGTACATAAAGGTGGCACCTTCAGATGGGATACATCAGCAGGATTATCAACGAGAGCCGCTGTAATATCTCAAGCTCCAACAAACTCTAGATTTAATCTTGTGTCTATGCCTGATAGACATGTATTTTTATTTGGCACTGAAACAACAATTGGAGATACTTCTACTCAAGATGATTTATTTTTAAGGTTTTCATCACAAGAAGACTTTACAACATGGACACCAACAGCAACTAATACTTCTGGTTCTTTTAGAATACAGGATGGCTCAAAAATAGTAGCTGCAGTCAGGTCTAGAAACGCTGTATTAGTGTGGACAGACAATTCCTTACATGCGCTGCAGTTTGTAGGCGCTCCTTTCACATTTTCATTAGTTGAGCTTGGCGCCAATTGTGGTGCTGTTGGTGTGCATTCAGCCGTAGACATAAATGGCGTAGCTTACTGGATGTCACAAAATTCATTTTATCTCTACGATGGTACAGTAAAAAAAATTCCTTGTAGTGTTCAAGATTATGTATTTGAAGATTTTAGTATTGCAAATTATCCTGAAACATATGCAGGTATAAACTCCGAATTTAATGAAATTACATGGTTTTATCCCTCTGCTGCATCAACACAAATAGATAGAGCCGTAACATACAATTATTTAGAGAAAACATGGTATACATCTAATTTAGACAGAACTACTTGGTCTGATTACGGTGTGTATCAACAACCTTATGCAACAAAGTATTTTCCTAACAATACTGCAACAACACCAACTGTAAAAGGTCTTACTGCAGGTGCGTCTACTTTTTATGAACATGAGGTTGGTTTTGATGACGACGGCACTGCCATGACTGCATTTATAACTTCTGGTGATTTTGACATACAAGACGGTCAACAAATGCTCTCTATTGGTAGGGGTATTCCAGATTTTAAAGATCAAGTTGGCGATGCAACAATAAAATTAGGTTTTAAATCATTTCCTTCTCAAACAGCTACAACAATTACAAGAACAATAAATACAAGCACGACAAAATTTGATTTACGTGGTAGAGGTAGACAAGCTAATGTTGATATTAGAAGCACTGATGTAGGTGCTAATTGGCGTTATGGTACGCTAAGACTAGATGTTAAACCAGATGGAGGTAGATAATGGCTAAAATAGCAACAACAAGATTACCAGACTCAACACCTGAATATGAGCCAAGTCAGTTTGATGCTCTTATTCGTGTGTTAGAACAGATTACACAGCAATTAAACTTTGGTTTTCAACAAGATATAAAAGATGAATCTACAGCAAGGAGTTTTTTCCTTGGCTGATTCTTTTAAAAGTTTTTCAAAAACCGCAACTGGTTCTTTAACAGCAGTATATACAGTACCGACTGCAAATGAAGGTGCTGTTCCTCCTGTTTTACCTACTACAACAATTGTAAAGAGTATTAGATTATCTAATCAATCTGGTGGTGCTGTTACAACTACGGTATCTGTTCATGATTATGATGCAAGCTCGCCACTTGACATTGAATTATTTAAAGATAGCCTTGCTGATGGTGCAGAATCAGAGGTTTTAACCCAACCCGTTGTTTTAGAGCAACAAGATGCTATCAAAATTTTAGGAAATGGTGTAAAAATATTAGTAAGTTTAATGGAGATTACGTAATGTCAGAAATAGGTAAAAAAGTACAAGACGCAGAAGTCATTGGTCACGAAACAGTAGGTGATAAACAAATACCTATTTTAAAACCAGAAGTGTACGTAAAAATTTATTGCAGTAATTGCAAAGCAGAAGTTGATGAAGAAGAAAAAGCAACTGGTAATTGCAACGACTGTGGTAAACCTTGGGCCGAATCAAAGGCCAAAGATGTTACCATACGTGTCGTCAAAATGCCTGGTGTTATGGGTGAGGGTGGAGAACTCTAACGGTGCTCACACTCACAAGACTCACAGCGATGTTTGTCTGTGTCATTTAAATGTCTTTCTAAATCTCTCTCGGCTGCCATCAGCCTTTCATGATATTTACTCACCTTATCAGCAAGGTTAGCTATAGCGCTTAGATATTCTTGTTCGGTCATATTATCTCCTGTTGATTGTTAATTTTGGTGAGAACCTAATGTAAACATGTTTTGTTTGAAATCAACAGAACTTTTTAAAATTGTTTTCTTGACAACTAAGTTGACTCAGAATATGTCGACGTCAAATACTCTATTTTTGTAACCCAACCACGTGGAATTGCAATTGAACCACCACCATGATTATCATCTTTATCTGTACACCATGAGCGCATAACGACTATTTTCTCTTGATTTTTTATAACCATGTATCCTACTTCTTGACACACGGCCAACGGAGCATTAAGTATGTCTTTTATAGGTAACCAACCAGTTTCTGTATCACGGGCATCTAGCCACGTTACACGGACCATAGGTACCTTTTTAATATCAAAGCTCATTTATGTTGCATGATACTAGAAATTTGCCTATAATTACAACATTAATTAGGCTTATATACAAGGCCAGCCTCCTTGCTACAAACAACTCATAGATTGCTAGGAGAATATGCTAAAAGGATTATCGAGTATACTTAAAAAAGCCGTACAAGTAGCGGCACCAATCATTGGCGCAGCAACACCATTAGGTCCTATTTTTGGAGCTGCAGCTGGCTCAGGACTAGCAGGATTGTTAGCAGGACAAAAACCAGAACAAGCTTTAAGACAAGCGGCAGTCGCTGGTTTAGCAGGTTTTGGTGCTGATAAACTTGGTATGTTAGGCAAAGGTAATATAGCTGAGGGAAATGCAGCACGAACAGGCCAGGATGCGTTTAGAACAACACCTCGAAAATTTTTAGAAAATTTTAAAATGCCACAACTTGTTCAACAATTTAAAGATAAAGAGGGTAATGTTACAGGATCAGGATTAACAGGATTAGGCACTGCTTTAGGTGTAGGTTTACCTTCAGTGTTAGCATATATGGGTGCAGCAGCTGATGCAAAAAGAGCACAACCAACGGATCCTGCAGATTACATGAGTGCAGTAGACAGAAGGTACGGTGGGCAATTTGCAAGACCACCAGAAGCGGAAAGAATACAAAATTTAAATCCACTTATACAACAACCTCAAGGTAGAGCAGAGGGTGGATTAATGGGAACAGAGTTTGCTT